CTACGTTGTCAAGGATAGTGCAAACCCTGAGAACGAGGGCAAAGTATTCCTCTACCGCTATGGTAAGAAGATCTTTGATAAGGTCATGGAATCAATGCAACCCGCATTTGAGGATGAAACACCAGTAAACCCATTCGATCTATGGAAGGGTGCTGACTTCAAACTCAAGATCACTAAGGTAGCAGGTTTCTGGAACTACGACAAGTCTGAGTTCGATGCTCCTGCTGTATTAGGAGATCTTAGTGATAAGGAACTAGAGGGTATTTGGCAACAAGAACACTCATTATCTGCATATACTGCTGATGATCAATTCAAATCTTATGAAGAACTCAAGGAACGTCTTGACAGAACTCTTAAGTCAACTTACCGTCCCGATCCAGAGACGGTTGATGAGGAAGCAACTCCCGAACCTGTGGTCAGTAGAACTCCTACCGCACCCTCAAACGGAGAAGATGATACCTTATCTTACTTCGCTAAACTAGCGAGTGAAGACTAAAAAAATAAGACCCCTTCGGGGGTCTTTTTTTATGACATATTAATTTCTGATGTTGTAATACCAAGTTCCAACTTACCTTTATATGCCAGTCGCATATAATAATTTTCTACAAAATCTTCAACAAATCTTGGTTTTACTAACTGTATACGTTCTTTTTGCGAATTAAGTTCCTCTTCAAATTGGAAGAATGTTCTTGATGCTACTGGATTTGCAGTAACAGTATTAGTTCCATCCCAATATACGATTTGAAATGTAGATGGTACTACCTTACCTGCAGGTACTATTATATCAAGACCTTTTTTAACCTCAGTAGTAACGTAGTCTTTAGTTGCTTGTGGATTATCATACTTAGAGTTGCAATATTCTTGTAATTGTTGAGATGATCTTGGCCATTGCTCGTGATAATTAGTGATATCATTTATTACCAACAGTACCCAGTTATAAAATGGGTTTTTGTATAGTCTCAAAGCAATATCTTCTGGAGTTTCACCATCCTGTACAACATACTCATTAAACATCGAGACTGATCCTTTATACTCAGGTAGTAGTTCAGCACGTCTCCATATATTTTTAGCTACTAAAAACTTTGGATCCAATGATGATGGTCCAAAGTTATATAATAAGTTGGGTAGTCTTTTTAGCATTAGTAACCTATCTCTGGATGATTCGCCATGTTCGATGCTCTAACAAATCCTTTATCAAGTTGATTATTAACTCTAGTTCTTGCACCTTCAAAGTCCACTCTGGTAAGAGCAGTAGTCTCATTAAATTTAAGTTCAACAGTAACAAGTGGAATTGAACCATCAAATACAGTATTAACTTGACCTAATGGTGTAGTGTTAACTCTCAAATCTGTTAATGCACAGATTTTTGTTTTTGGCATCATGGGATGCTGTATGGGTTCGTCAGCAACTTTAATTTCTATTTTTCCATCATTATTTACTGTCTCATCAGTTCTAACAAACATAGGTTGTAAAACAAATACATCTGGAAATGTCAATAGGGTTGCAGAACCTTTACCATTTGCTGAACCAGGATGCATACCACGTTTGAACCATTCTATAATAGTTTGTATTTCTTGTGATTCATCTGGATTGCGAGCAGCAAAAGTAAAACTGAAACTAAATTCTCTCATTCCCATTTTTGAGAACATCTGTATAGCATTTTCGTTAGGTGCCATACCACCAAGACCAACGATGTTAGTCATGTTTAGTTCCCCGTTAACACCAAATGGGTTGGTTGCCATCTGTGCACCTGCAGACATGTTCTGTGCATATTCATCCAGATTAACGCCAGGTATATTACCTGCATTACCTGCTAAGTCTTGCAACTTACCTAATGAGTTTGTATACGCTGCACCAAGTCCTGCACCTGCTACTCCCAATGTAGCAAATTTAGCAAAGTTATCTGCTGCCATTGCCATTGTACCCATTTTAAATTCGTTACCCCAGTCGGCACGATAACCATATTGAAATTCTTCTGGTAACGCTACGTTTAGTTCTGATGCTGCTAATCCTTGCCTTCTTCTATTTAAAACTTCGTCCTTCTCATTCTTTAATGCGTTCCATGTGGTAGTTTCTCCATTAGGGAGGGTTATCTCATTATCCCCACCAGGAACTTCGGTTTTATTTGTCCCATCAAATGAAAAGACATCCATGAAATCCCACCAAGAATTTGTTTTTTCTTCTTGGATACTTTCATTTATCTGATTCATACTTGCATCAGAATCACCACCGTCAACACCATTATAAACACCTGCCACTAGTCCTGTTACAGTATTAACTGTAGTTGACATAACACCACTTCTTGCAAACGAACCTAATGCATCGTTTTGGTTCGCAGCAACTTTTTCTAAAGCTTCTTGATACTCATACTTCATTACTTTTAAAAATGAAGCATAGGGAACATCTGAAATACCACGAGGGTATTCTAATACGGCTTGTCCATTTTCTAGTTGGTCAGTATTCTCTGCCATTATCTATTGCGGTGAAATTTTTCCAATGGAAATTGACTCAATTTGGGTACATCTAGGTCATTTACTTCAAAGAAAATACTATCTGCATTCTTTGGTATGTAATAACGTAAAGTTGATTCAGGAAATCTGTTGTTATTTATAGCAGTTAATCGAGATTTTGTATTTACGTGATGTAGGTTTGCTCCTAACACGTTCCCTTTCTTAAATTCCATCACATGAATTAACGGGAATTGATCCCATGTTTTTAATTGATCTTTGAATTTAGGATCATATTCAAAGATATAATACTTACCTACAGATGGATTATCAGTAGCACCATCAAACAATGCATTGAATATCTCATTACGCATTGTTGACATAGAAATTTTCTTACCTTCTATAGACGCAAAGTAACTACTTAATTTCGAGCTCCCGTTCTGTGATGAGCTTGAACTTCCATCCTCTGTCGTCGCAGTATTCGATTGCTGATTCCCATTTTGCTGAGTTTGTAGCATATGTCATTACCTCCGAAAGATACGCTTTGGTTTTGACACGTCGAGGTTTGGGACACTCAGTTTGTTTGAGTGGTTTTACCTCAACGAGATATGATTGTATTTTACCGTTTGCTTCCTTGACCTTCATGTAGAAGTCTGGGAAGTATCGTCGCCACTTCTTTGCGACTGGATCTTTGTATGGTATTATATGTTCTTCACTTGACCATTCAAGGACATTGCGGTTCTTATCGCACCAATCCATGAACTTTTTTTCCCACAAAGAACGGTATATGACCCCTGTGGGATCACCCTTATACTTGCGGTAATTTCTTACTTTGTATTTTCCTTTGTATGCCATGATAAATAAAGATGGTCACACCATATCCTATATTTATGTCTAAGGCATTAACGATAGAACAATTCAAGACGGACGTGATTAAACGTTCGGGTGGAATTTCTACGTCTAACCTATATCAATTTCTGATTGCAAATCCAGAAAAACCTGGACCAGGTCAAGGTTATTCTCTAGCAACTCATTTTAATGATAACCTAAACACTGGTGAATCTGGTGAAGGTTTAAAGGCATCTGACATGGTTAACTATCAGTTAAACATGCTATGCAATGAAATACAGATACCTGGTGTTACTATGTCAGCTTCTGATGTCAAGATGCCCCAAAAAGGTATGATACAGAAAGTTGCATCTGCCAAAGTGTTCAATGAACTAGATGTTAGTTTTTACTGTGATGCTGATTCTTTGCCCTTTAAATATTTTAGATGTTGGCAAGATTACATTATTGGTGCTTTAGAGACACCAAGAGAAATGTATTCAAGGTCTCACCAGTTAACGACTAAACGTCAAACAGCATACGCACAGAGGTATTATGATCACTATACTTGTGACATCCAGATTAGAAAACTGGAAAAATATGGCGTAGGGGATTTGGATAAAGATGAAGAGAGAGATGACTATAGAGTCGCTTTCGCAGTCAATCTTATCAAAGCATATCCATACACTGTATCATCAATACCATACTCTGCAGGTCCTGCCAACCTCGTAAAGGTTACTGTTGGATTTTACTATGAGTATAGTCATTTACTTAACGATTAATCATGCCATTACCTGAAATTGTTACGCCAACGTATACGTTGACGGTGCCTTCTACAAAAAAGAAACTTAAATATAGACCTTTTCTTGTTAAGGAACAAAAAACATTAATTATTGCTATGGAGCAACAAGACTCCGAGCAGACGCTAGAAGCGATAAAAACTGTACTGAACAACTGCATCATCACTAAGAACATAGTTCTTGATGATATGGCTCTGTTTGATATAGAATATATTTTTTTACAAGTGCGTGCTAAATCAATCAGTGAAGAGATTGAAATGAAAGTCACTTGTCCCGATGATGGGGAGACAGAGATCAACGTATCATTCTTAGTTGATGATGTTAAGGTACATTTTCCTAAGGGACATACAAACGTATTCAAGATCAGTGATGATATTACTGTAGAGATGAAGTATCCAGATATGGAATACTTTGCTGCTATCACATTTAACCAAGATAAGGTTGATCCTTATGAGTTAGTTGGTAAGTGTATTAAGAGAGTGTATGTTGGTGAAGAACCAACAGGATCATTTTCTGCAAATGAAGCAAAAGATTGGGTAGAGACTCTAACCAATGCACAATTTGGAATGATACAAGACTTTTTTAATACTATGCCTTCACTTCGTCATGTACTTAAGTTCAAGAACCCTAAGACACAGGTACAAAATGAGGTGGTAATTGAAGGTCTTGCTGATTTTTTCGCATAGCCCTCTTCCACGAGGGCATGATGAGCTTTTATCAAACTAATTTTTCGTTAGTTCAGCACCATAAATATAGCTTGACTGATATTGAAAATATGATTCCGTGGGAACGGGATGTATATGTAAACCTTTTATCTTCTCACTTACAGAAAGAAAGAGATCGAATAGAAGAGCAACGTAGAAAACGCTAATGGCACAAGCAACCATAGAAGACTTAGCTGATCAGCTCACTGCAGTGAGTGATAAGTTTGTTGCGTCTTTTCAGAACACTATGGAGATTGAGGATCAGTTAACATCTTTCCTCAGAGGTAGACAGAGATGGTATGTTGGTACAAAACAAACTTCTCAAACTGGTTCTACTGAAGTACCACCAGCACCAGTAGCACAAGAAGCACCTCAACAACAAACACCAACACGACGACGTAAGTGTCCCAAACCTAAACGTGTTAAAACTAGTGAGAAAGAAGGATTAACAACAGCTCAAAAACTTGGAATTGTTGCTGGAGTTGGTTTAATTGTGGCTGGAGTAGCAATTGCACTATCAGATGGTCCTCAACCTGGTCCTGCTGATGCTATTGGTTTACCTATGGTAATACAAGGGGCTAATAAAATTGTGCCCCTTATAAGAGTATTAGCTCCTGTTGGTTTAGCGAAAGGTGGATTAGTTACTAAACCAACTAGAGCACTCATAGGTGAAGCAGGTCCAGAAATAGTCGTTCCTATGCATAAATTTGGTGAGACTATTAATGACATATACAAGCAATCAGCAAAGGCATTGTTAGAAGCAACGGCTGGATTCTTGGCTTCACAACCTAACAACACATCAAAAGGAAAGTTATTAGGAGAGGTTAGTAAGTTAAAGGCTATGTTTGGGTTAGGTGCACTCAAAATTAAAGGTGGGAAGTTTGGATTACGAGCACCGATAAAGTGGTGGAATAAAGGTAGAAACGAACGTGTAATAGATGAGAACAATGCATCATGGTCTGAACTTCTTGAAGATGATATGGCTCAGAGAGGTCAGAGTGATGAAGGATTTGAGAAAGGTGAAGCACCTCCATTATTAGGTAGACCAGATCATGCCTTTAATCCATTCCGACCTGCAGAGAAGGGAGGACCAGGATCAGGTCCAACACCTGCAGTTAGACAAGCATTTGAAAGACCTGTTAGAGGTATGATGAATCTTGGTAAGAGTGCTGCTGGTGCTATTGGTAGTCTCGGTGAGAAATTCAAATCAGGTTTAGATAAAATTAGGAAAGCAATACCTGTACCACGTGGCAATGGTAGAGATATGTTTGGCCAGAAGATTGATTTAAACCCATCAACAGGATCAGCATGGAGAAAAGCAGTTGCAGCTGCAGCAAGAGATGGTATTGATTTACCTGGTGCAGTTACTTCTGCATTTAGAACTAATGCAGAACAGGCATCACTGATAGAAAATGAAGATGATCCTAGTATCATCACACCAGCTCCTGTGGGGATGTCTCCACATCAACAAGGATGGTCTATTGATATAGCAGATAATACACCAGCTAACCAATGGATGCAAGATAATGGTAATAAATTCGGATTTAATTGGGAAGGTCCTAAGGATCCAGTTCATTTCGATTATAAGACTGATGAAAAGAGACAAAAATATATGGAAGGGGAAAAAGCTGACTGGAAAGAAGATGAAGAAAAGGATGCTCCTAGTAGTATGAGTGGTAAGTTACTAAAGCTTGCTGCTAATGCACTTAAAGGAGATCCAAAGAACAGAAGAGGTAGTGGAGCGAGAGGAAATAGAAATAGAATAGACCCAACAGAAGGAATCACTTCTCCCGAACCTTCTCCTGAACAGACTATGATTAATGAAACACCAGTTCAACAGACTACTAAGAATGGTGAAGTATCTCCAATACCTTATCCAGTGGTAATACACCAGACACAAGTTGTACCACTTCCTCCACAGGATGTGCAAAAATTGGATCCTGAAATAAGACGTTATTATGTTGTGGATCAATTCTCTAAGGCTACGAGAGTAGAGATGGCATATGTATAACAATAAACTGCGAAAGACCATTGAGGCTTTAAACCTTAAGTTTGAAGGTTTATCTGAGTTACTTGAGAATCGTAACTTACTTCTTAAGGTACTCATGGGTAAAGAAATGCGTGAGGATTTCTTACTATCTGAAAGATTACAGTCATTAGATGAGGTAGGTGGATATGATGTAAAGGCAATGAATCGTAACGTGGATCTTAGTCCCGTTAACGAAATGATGCCCCCGTTAAACATTGGTCAAGTAGAAGATGATGATGAGGGTGAAGTACCATTTAAAGAGGGTGGTGCTGTTGGTATCAATCCTGTTATTGACATTTCTGCAATAAGCTTAGGATCTGAACCAATGGGTGAATCACATCAATCATTGGAAGATAGTAGTGCCATCGTACCATTAGATAAGGCATCAAAGGCAATAGTTCAAGACTTTGAGGTAGATAAGAAATTTAAGAAAGCATTTCAATCAGCAATGATGTTGCCATCCAAGGCAGCTGCTGCAAGTTTGATGGATACTATGTCTAAGACTCCATCACAGGGTGATGGTACTACCATAATCAAGAAGAACTTATCTGTACTACAGTCAGCATTCAAACTTCCTACCCCTGAACCAACAGAAGATGAGACTAAATCAGAGTCAGAACAACTTGATCCAGAAAAACTAAAGAAGAAACGTGAAGATTGGGCTGAGTTTGAGAAGGAAGAGAAAGAGAAAGACAAGGGTAAAAATGCATTTGAGTTAGGTTTCAAGATATTGCTGACCAAAGCATTCTCGGCAAGAGCTAATGCGAAAGCTGGCGGTGCAATAGCTCCATCAGTTGCTACGGGTGATCCATTGATACCAGAACCATTCCCTATGATGGGATATAGTGGATCCATGGTTGGTGATGGTAAAACAGGTAATAAAGGAGGTTTCTGGAGCAGACTCAAGAGTGGTGCTAAGAAAGCATTTGACATGACACCTATGGGTATGGGTGTGAAGATGCTAGGTGCTGCTAAGGATAAGTTCCAAAATGTCATGCAGAATGATAAGGTGAAAGGATTCTTAGGTGGTGTTGGTAACTTTGCCAAGAACGCATTGAAGTATACACCTCTAGGTTTGGCAGCTAGTGCTGGTAGTTCAATTATCAATAGGATTAGAGGTGGTGATCAAACTAACCTAAATGAACTAACGGAGAATGTGATACTAGAACAGGATGCAAAGGTACAGGCAGAAAAAGATCTTGCTTTTAATCCAATTAGACAAGAAGCCCGTAGACCTTCACGTCCATCTCCTAGTAAATCTAACTCTATGGAGCAAGGTGGTGCTGAAGCTATCCCCAAAATCAAGTATAGTCCATACTTTGATGAATATACAGTAACGAGTCAGTTCTAATGGTTGATACTAAATCAAATTTTTCTTTAAGGCATTTTGTCATCAGTTCACCTTCACTGGATGAACCAGTTTCTTTGACTATGAATCATGTACTGTATATGAAGTATACAGAGGACATTCGTAGTGCGTCAATAAGATTGGAAGCACAGATAACTGATAGTGATGCTGGTGTAGTATCAACATTACAGGGTATGGAACCTGTATTTGTTGGTTGGGAAGATACAGAAGAACCTACAACTAACTACTATCAGATTAATGGAGTCATATATGATATACAAGATAGATCATCTAAGGATGGTAAATCTAAAGCTACCTTATTAATATGTACATACGATCTCATAAACAATGCTGCTACTAAATTATCCAGAAGATTTGGTAAAGGTGGTGGTAAAAAGATCCATGAGATTGTAAAGACTGAAATATTGAAAGAGGTTCTCTTCACAACCTATGACATTAATATAGAAAGGACATCAAATAAATTCTCATTCATATCACCATACTGGTCACCATATACTATAATCAAATGGTTATGTGCAAAGAGTATTCCAGAGCAGAAGAGTAGTGGAAAGAATGCTTCGGCAGGTTATTGTTTCTTCCAGAACAAGAGAGGATATAATTTCCTATCATATGATTCATTCTCTCGTACAAAACCTATCAAAAAATTAGTAGTAGGACATGAACCAGAAGAAGGTGAAGATCCAGATAAAGATAAAGGAATTATACCAATTGATAAGTTTGCGGTTACAACAAGTTTTGATGTATTAAAAGGTCTTAATGTAGGATCATTCAATAGTATGGTCATGACTTTAGATGTAAAAGACATGCATTACGTAGAACATCCTTTTAACATAACTAAATATTACCAAGAAGTACCTTTGATGAACCCTAATTTCAAGGCACCAGAATATTATAAGAAGTTTGATAGGGACAATGCACATACTCGCATTATGTCTAAGATTATGGATACTGCATTGTTTACTGAAGGTACATATACTAAGGGAATGACAAAACAGTTATCGCAGTCATCACTTAGAGAAAAATTATTTTATGCAAAATCAGCAGAAGTAGAATATATTGGTACTAACGAACTCACAGTCGGTGATGTTGTGGAGGTGTTAGCATTTAAAGGTAAGGATAGAGAGACAGATTATGATAATAGTGGTAAATATGTTATTGGTCGAGTCGAAAAACAATTCTTATCACAAGATGACAAGATGAGTACTAGATTAATATTATATACAGATAGTCCTGGTTCATTCCCAGAAATGGATGGTGCAACATGAGCGAAGGTAACGCTAATTTTATAGGTAAAGATGGTTTCAACTGGTTCGTTGGACAGGTTGAGAACGATGGTGCTGGTCATTTTGCATCTGACCTTGCCAAGAATCTTGCTGCGTCTGCTGCAAATACTCTCACTAACTTTACAGCACTAGGGTTATTTGGTAGAACAAACATTGATTGGGACTGGACAAATAAGGTCAAGGTCAGAATCATGGGCTATCATAGTCCAAGTAAAGCAGAACTACCTACCGAGGAACTACCATGGGCGTTAGTTATGATGCCCGTAACTCATCCACAGAGATCTGGTATTGGTTCATTACATCAATTACAAATTAACAGTTGGGTGATTGGTTTCTTCATGGATGGTGCTAATGCACAAGTACCTATAGTCATAGGTGCACTTGGAGATGAAAACCCACAGTCAGGTTATGGTTCTGAGGGTGGTACACAAGTAGGTTTCGATCAATTATCTGCACCTACCTATGATGAGAAGGTACATGGTAGTGAAGGTAGTAGTGTTGGTGGTACTGGTAGTACAGTAGAAGATAATCCAGAAACAGGAGTAGAGGAAGAACCAAAAAATAATGATGGTATAGAAGAAACAGAAGGTGAAGAGAGTACTAAGAACCCTCGTGGTCCTGCAGAACCACAAACACAAGCACAAGTTGAAGCAGAAGAAAGGAAATGTGTTACTGTACAGATAGGTAATGGTAAGTGTGGTAGTGAGACTTCTACAAAACTAGAAGGACCTCTTGCTGAGTTCATGAAGTTTGCTCGTGGTATAGAAAAGAATGAGATAGGTGAATTTATTGATAAAAAATCAGGTGATGTTGTTGATCTTGAACAGAAGATTGACAAGACTACCAATAGAATTCAACAAAAACTTAACGGGTTACTAGGTAACATCAAGGGTGTTGTCATGGAAGATGTCAACAAGATGGTAAAGGAACAACTTGATGGCAATAACGTACCCAACCCAGACCTAGATGATGAGGTTAAGAAAGAACTCAAAGGTGTTGGTGATCTTGTATCCTGTCTGTTTAAAGATATGGTTGATGATCTAAAGGACTTCATCAAAGGTATGCTCAGTGATCTATTAGAGAATGTACTTGATACTGCATTATGTCTTGTTGAGAACATGATTGGTGACATCATGGGTAAAGTTATGGACAAGATAGAGAGTGCACTCAATATGCTGAAGGGAGTGACAGCATCTATCAAGGGTGCTGCTGATAAGATTCAAGGAATTTTGAGTAAGGTTCTTGAGTTTATAGATCTATTTTGTGATGGTGCAGTATCATGTGCTATTGGTGCATCAGTATATGAGACATGTCATGGTCCTAAAGCCAAGGGTAATGATGCCAAGCAGAAAAACGTTGATCAGTACCCAGTTAAACCACCTGCAGGTGGTGAGGTTATTGGTGATGGTAAACCTATCAATGGTTTTGTACCGTTTGCTAAAGATGGTATCAAACAAATATTTGACACTAAGAGTGGTGCATTAATACCACTTGATTCTCCTCAAGGTATTGCAACTGGCATAACAGAGAAGAATTTTGATACAAGAGGACCTCTACAGAAGTTTGAAAGCTTGAATTTTTATGATAGTGATGGTAATATACAGTCATCAGCAGTCAACTGTAATAATAGTATCCTGAATAAGAAACCATGTTTCCCTGAACTGGTATGGGATAACTTACAGTCAACTACACCAGTTAAAGCACTACCTATCGTTGATGATATAGGTGCTATAGTTGGTGTATGGATGAAGAATAAAGGATCTGGTGTTAATGCTGAAGCAAGAGTCAGAGCTCAATTTACATGTAATGAACCTGAGGGTGGTGGTGCAGTATTGAAACCTAACATAAAAGAAGGTAGAGTAGAATCTGTTACAGTTAAGAAAGGTGGTATTGGATATGGATTTGATCCTGCTGATACATTCTGCCCTAAAGAACAGTATACTGCTCTCATATCAAAACAAGGTTTAGTACAACATTTAAGCGATGGTGATGTATTAATGTTAGTATCTGATGCAAATGGTGTTGTAGATGAAACTTCTCCTGATATTTTACAGGTAATTGATGTTGACCATACTCCCACACACATACAGATTGCTACCATTGATCCTAAGGATAACTCTAAGTTCGAGATTGGTATGACAGTCAAGACTAAAAAGGGACATCAATTTATATTGAACTTCTCAAGTAAAACTCCAGAACTTGTAGTACCAGGCATTGCTAAAGCAGTATATGCTAAGTGTGGTGACTTGATACCTATAATTGATAGTGTTATTACTGATAATGTTGGTAACAAATATATCAATCCTGTGATTACAATAGGTAATGGTGATAAAGAGCAAGTTATCGGTACATATACTACCGATAAGGATGGTAAGTTAGTTGAACCTAATATAACTACTAAAGTCCTTGGATTTGTTAAACCTAAGATTAGAGATCTTGGAACAGCAGATCAACGTGCTACAGGAACTGGTGGTTTATTATCACCAATATACAGTTTCAGTGGACCTAGACAAGTCAAGGAGACTGGTATACTACAACTACAAACATACGTAGATTGTGTAGGTCATCCTATGATAACCGCAACTGAAACACTTACAGATACTACATTGACTACTAATACTACTACTATAAGTGAGGACACATCATTCACACCAGGATCTGGAACTCCAACACTCCCAACAGATACGACACAACAAACTACACAACAGAATACGCAACAAAACAATAATAATCAGCAGCAGAATCAAGGAGGTGGATACTAATGTCAGTTAATTTATTTACAGGTGGTTCGATTTTAAATAATCTACTACCTAGAATCAAAATCAGATATCCCTTTAACTTTGTAGAGATCAGTTCTGCTGGTCATGTATTGGAGAGGAATAATACTAAAGAAGGTGAACGTTTTCGTTTGATTCATGCACTGGGTAATACCATTGACATGGATGAAAAACAGAATACAAACATCATTTCTTACAATGATTTGATAGTATTAGCTGACAAAAATGTTGTAATTAGGTGTGGTGAAGATCCTAAAACAGATAAATTATGTTTACAGGTGATAGGTGACGTTAATTTGTATGTCGAAGGTGACATGCATACTGAAGTTGAAGGCAATCGCTATGATATGGTGAATGGCAACTGGCAACAAGAGTGCAAAGGTGTCTATAGTGTTCTCGCTGATGAGAACATGGCTATCATCAGTAAGAATCAGATGAAACTAAAGTCTAATTCTTATGAGAACAAAACAACCTTCCTACTAAATGACTTGAGCGAAGGTGGCTCCATTAAGGAGAACGTCAAAGGTAATTATGAAGTTAAAGTACTGAAGGAAACGTCAACATTCTCCGTCCGTAGTGCTGGAGATATACGTACTGAAGCTGAGAAGTGTAGGTATGAGAAGACAGATGGTAATGTAATCCAACAAGTTGAAGGTAAGATTAAGACTACCATACGTGGTGGTTCTATATCTTGCGTTAGTGGTGGTGCATTCGATGGAATGGCAACCAGTCTTTCAGGCAATAGTTATGATATTTCTGTCTCTGGTGTAATGAAAACAGCAACCAGTGGCAACTATGTAGTAGAAGCAGGTGGCAACATAGATATGGATGCATCTGCTATCTATTTGAATTGAATGTCGCATTCAAGAAACAAATGACTTTTCACATGTCAATTACAAAGCAAGAAGCAAAGTTTTTAAAGAACATTCTTGCTGACCATTTAGACGATTACGTCGAAGAAATTGTAAAGAGAGATACAGATAATACAAAAGCCATTGACACGCTACAGGCTACACGTGCTGCAGGTCTTAGCCTGTTGGAAAAGGCAGGTGAGGTCAACAGACGTGCCAGTCGAGCAAGTGAACAACCTTACTTTACAAATCTAAAATAGTGTGCTAGTATAGAAATGTACCATGCGTCTTTATTCATGATCGAAGATAACGAATACCTTGATAAGGTAACGGTTGACATACCACGTAGAAGGTTTACACTACTAAGTAGTGAAGGATCCGTCAAGAACATTGATTGTGACAATGGCGATGAATTCATGAGAATACTCGACTTTGTTCGAGATACGTGTACAATTAATGATGTGGTTTACATTTAATGTCTTATAACTCAACATATTCAGAAATTAAGCAAATCCTTAAGGACAGTAAGAGGATTTCTAAAGCGACCATGCTCAAAGTTGCTAAGTTAGCAATCGTTGAGACTTTGGGAGAAACACAAGAACTTGAAGCAGAAGTTACTTGGGATAGTAAACTTGCTGATGACCTGATGCTAGACAGTCTAGCGATGGTAGAACTTGTCATGTTCTTAGAGGAGTGTTTCAATATAGAAATACCTGACGAGGAAGCAGGTAATATCGTTACCGTTGGCGATGCCATTGAAGTAATTAAGAAATGCAAGGCAAACAAGGGTAAGAGGAAGAAGATCAATGTGGCTAAGTATAAGAGTAAACAAACTGAAGTTCCACATCCTGATAGTCCTTTCATGACAAAGAAACCTTTATCTAATTTGCCATCAAACGATAAAATAGCAGAAGCATTAGATGAAGCACTGGAAGAGGAAGAGTGAAGAAAGTCTTTTGGGACTATAATATTGGCACTGAACGTGATACGAAATTCCCTGATGAATTCCATGCAACTCCGAAAAAATTTCGGGGTGGTTATGGCACAGGGTACGATCACACAAAATGTCCTGCATGGAAAAAATGGACAGAGAACTGTTGGGTGGTTAAACAACCATTTGATGTTGGAATCAAGGTAGATACAAAAGAAAAAAGAATAACCACAGATCTCTCTCAGGATGCATACGATCAGTATTTTCATGTACCAGAGAATTGGCTTGGGGGAGAATATCCTGAGATACAATTGAGGTTGAATTATATGTTCTGGACAAACGAGAAAGATGTATGGGTGGAACAGATACCACATCCTTTATTGTCTAGACATGGATTTGAATTGGTACCAGGTACTTTTCCTATATCAGAGTGGCATAGACCACTAGTGGTTGGTCTTAAGGTACTAGATACTGATATCAACCTAATGCTTAAGAAGAATACTCCATTATATTATTTCAGATTATATTCTAAAAAGAGTGATCCTGATTTCATAATAGAGCAAAAGGAACCTCCAGACGCATGGTATAGATCGAATCAACAGACTAATCTATTGCGTAAGTTTGCACCTTTTAAATCATGGGATGTAATAAAACAAAGAGTGAGTAGTGGTAAATGTCCGATAAAATGGAACTAGATTTATTCTGCGATTGGTTTGAAGGTAAGTTTGATAACTGGGGACAGGCATCATCTAATCCTACAAAGTGGGCACATATATTTGTAGTACATGAACGTATTGAAGAAAGAAAGTTTCGGACAAGTTCAAGATACAATTATATGGACAAACCATACAGAGAACAGGTAGTTGAGGTAACACAACCTCATGTTATTGGTGCTCATGTACCTATTATAATAGTAAAGAATCCTGCATGTGATATGATCTTCTCTTACATTGAAAATGGGAAGTTTTTTCTAGGACACTCCTCTGAAGGATGTACATGGAAAGACAAACCACTCGATAGTAAGGCAAAACTATTCAATGGTGAGTACCATACATGGGATAAAGGGTATTGGGAAGGTTCTGATGGATTTTTTACATTCAAAAAGAATGTATAAATATACATGAACGTTTTATTGTGGGATTAGTGTGGCAACACGTAAGATATCTGACCTTACATTATTAGAAGCAGGAACCGTATCGAGTTCCGATACACTGCTATTACTTGATAACTCAGACCCAACTGATCAGAATAAAAGATCTGCAGTCGGAAGTATATTCCGTGCAATACCTTCTGGTACATATACTGTGCCAGGTGTTCAGTTTGAGTTGAAAACAAAAACAGGTCTATTCTCTGAAGAACAGGGACAAATCGGACTAGCAATGGGTGACGCTAGATTAAATCTACAGAAAGTAGGAAGCACACTCAATATACAGGCAAGGGACAGTGCCGACACAAACTTAGATTTTACTATATCTGCACAAGGTACTGGTAAGATACGTCTAGGTTCTGTTTTAGCGATTGATGATACTTCATTCATTATACCTAACTCTTCGGATAATACTAAAGTTGCAAGGTTTAGTTCAGCTGATATACCAACAGGTGTACAGCACACTTACGTTTTACCTTCTAATGGTGCAGTTGCCACAGCTGACACTATAGTTACCTTAGCTGCTACACAGACATTAAACAATAAAACTCTCAATAATGCTGCATTTAGTGGAACGTTAACCGTTGAGACGATTCAGATCAATGGTGATACAACTCTAGGAGATGGAGCATCCGATAGTGTTACTGTTAATGCTGCTGCCACGTTCAGTGCGTCAGCAACCTTTGCTAATACAGTTGTTGCACAGCAAACAATTACTTTAACAGGTGACTTAATTGCTAACAACCATATTGAAATGGTTGATGACAAGTCAATCAAGATGGGAACTGACGATGACTTTACGTTTAATTATGCAAATGGAACTGATACATCATATATTACTAGCACTGCGTCTCAGTTATTTGTGTCAAGTGATGCTGTTGAATTAAATGCTTCAAATCATACTACTAAGTATTTCAAGGCAAGTAGCACTGAATCTATCGTTTATCATAACGATTCACCACGTATTACAACATCCGCAACAGGCATAAACATAGGAGGAGCAATAGATGCGGTCACATCCATCACTGGTAGCGGTGACATTGCTATCGCTACAGATAAGTTCACTCTGGCTTCTGCTAGTGGTGACGCAGTATTTGGCGGTAACATCACAGCCAATGGCTCAGGCAATTTTCAACTAGGAGGTACAGGTTCTGCCAAAGTTGGTATAGGTAGATTACCTACTACCTACAACCTTGAAGTTGAAGGTTCTATATATTCTACAGGTTCTACTATCATAGCAGGTAATGCATCTGCAGGTAAGTTGATCTTACAAAAAGGTGTAGTTGGTATTGGTTTACACTTTACTGACAACACAGGCACCGACCAAATGGTGCTAGATACTAATGGTAATCTAGGTATTGCCAAGTCTCCCACAAAGAGATTAGATGTATCTGGTGATTCAAACATTGACGGTGACTTTTATGTTACCACTACCAACCCTGTCACAAGCACAGGTGGTAAGATATTAGCCAGAGAGATCTTACTTACTGATCCTCAAACTGGTAATCAGTCTACATTAAATGCAAATACATCTGGAGGTACGTCCAGAGCAAAAGTCTACTTCCATTCCTTTAATTAACCATGGCTACTAAGCAAAATGGTGTTCTTGGTTCATTCACCCCAACAGTAACACCTTACACAAACGATACACAACCTGCAAACTCTCTTGCTGTTGCTGCTAACGAATATCCTTTTTACACCTGTCCTGGTGGTACAATGGTGAGTGCGAAATTAGTAATATCAAATAATACTGGTGGTGCTGCTGCAGTTGACGTAGGGATAATTGAACAGACAGATGTAATACAATTAGACGCTGCTGCATCACAACCTGGTGCACCATCAAATTATCTTGGTTTTTCATTCCCTGAGGGAGGATATACATCATCAATTGTTATAGATGTTGGTGGTGTAACTGGTTCGTTTGTTGCAGGTGAGCAGTTAACATGGACAAATCCTGCCATGACTCCAACATCACAGAGTGCATTTGTACAGTACTGGGATTCAAGTAACAATAGATTATGGGTAAGAGGACTATCAAGAGCTGATGCTCTATATCCTCAGTCTGGAGATATCCAGTATACTGGTGCTGGTGGTGCAACTGCATCTGCAGGTACATCATTTGCAGGTAGTGGTACAACTCTTGGAAACTCTGGTAGAATCAAATTCTTTGATAACCTCAGAGGTATCATTTACTTTGATAACCATGAATTTAGGAACAATTTAGATTATAGTCTATTAAAGTTCCGTGATATCAACCAAGAAGTAAGGGAATTGGGTAACAATAACCTCACTAGAGCACATCAAAACCGTCATAGACCCGTAGCAACTACTGTTAACAGAATTGCTGCATCGAACACAACACCTACAACTGAGTTTATTGATGCAAATGGTGTTGAATTATTGGTGTCTGGAGTATCAATGATACAAGAGCATCAATATCTTGTTAAACAAAAGTCAATCAATGACGCTTCTATATTTGAACTGGGTGGAATAGTACTTGGTGCTTATCAGTCAATCTATGTTAAATCAACCGCAGCTGTAACCGCAACCTTGCTTGGTTTCGAGGAAACTGCTGAGGTAGCTTCATAACCAGAGTATTATCAGATGGCACTTACTAGACTAAAGAACGTCTTTACATCAAAAACTGGACGTTGCCTATATGTCAACTCAGATGATTTTGATGCATCTGACGCATTCGACAATAGAGGTAACTCTCCTAACCGTCCTTTCAAGAGTATACAAAGGGCGTTACTAGAAGCTGCACGTTTCTCATATCGTAGCGGACAGTATAATGATGCATTCGAGTCATTTAGTATTGTATTATATCCTGGTGACTACTTTATTGACAACAGACCAGGTAAAAATGCATCTGGACAGGCATATGTGTCTGCTGATATCTCTGAGCTATCGTCAGCTAGCGACATGGATCTCATTGATGGCAGTGGTAATCCTAATCCAAACAATATTTTATACAGATTTAACTCAGTAGAAGGTGGAGTCGTAGTACCTAGAGGTACATCCATCGTGGGTATGGATCTAAGAAAGACTAAGTTAAGACCATTATATGTTCCTGATCCAGCTGCTGGTGCTATTGAAGGTAGTGCTATCTTCCGTGTAACTGGTGGATGTTATTTCTGGCAGTTCTCATTCTTTGATGGTCCTAGTACAGGTGTATACAAAGACCCTGCACAACCAAGTGCATCATCACCCCCAACATATTCTCACCATAAACTAACATGTTTTGAGTATGCTGATGGTACAAACATTCAGTCTGGTGTAAATGATACTTCATCTGCTGCTCTTGCAGTCACAGACTTAGACTTATATTATCAGAAAGTTGCTAAGGCATTCTCTGATATTCCTGACTCTACCAGTGTATTGACTGCTGATGAATTACAGTCAAGGGTAGAAGAAAATAGAATTGTGGGTCCTAATACTTCAGGTCCTAAACAAATTTCTAGCGTAGTTACTGACTATGTTAACACAAACGTATTCACAACAACTGCTGAGGTAACAACCACAACACCTCACGGGTTCTCTGTTAATACTCCCGTTCTTGTCAGTGGTGTGACTGGTACTGATGCATCCAGATTTAATGGATCATATTATATCAGTGAGATACCAACTACCACAACATTCAGATATATTATTAAAGATCCTACCACAGGAGCACCATCTGGTAACCCAACTGCAACTGGATCCACTGTTGAAGTAGAAGTTGATAACGTAGATAGTTCATCACCATACATATTCAACTGCTCACTCCGTAGTACATGGGGTATGCAAGGTATGCACGCTGATGGTAGCAAGTCAACTGGATTCAAATCCATGGTTGTTGCCCAGTTTACTGGTGTATCACTTCAGAAAGATGATAATGCCTTCATTAAGTGGGATGGTTCATCATATATTGCTGGCTCACACACTGATGGAGACAGTATATACAAAACTGCATATCGAAATTTCCATGTTAAAGTATCCAATGACGCAGTTATACAGGCAGTTTCTGTTTTCGCTGTTGGTTTCGCTGATCACTTTGTCTCCCTTAGCGGTGGTGACCAGTCAATTACTAACTCCAACTCAAACTTCGGATCCTGTGCGTTAAGAGCAAAAGGATTTAAGTCAGCACCATTCACTCAGGATAAAGCTGGTACTATAACACACATTATACCTCCACAGAAATTAGCACGTACATATACTGCTGCATCTGGTTATACATTTGCTGTTACACAAGATAACAAAACGGCAACTCCAACGCCAGCCAATGATAATCATGGTATAACACTGGGATCTTACGTTAGATTCAATACTATTGATAATGTAGAGACATATAAAGTTGATGCAGTCAACAGTGGTACTGGTGTTTTGACACTTAATAGAGGTTATAGAGGTAGTACTGCTGCATCTGAATCTGCATTTAAGAGTACAATTAATGAAATTCCTGTTGGATATGTTGCTGTAGACGTACAAAAAGTACAGTATAACGCTAACGCAGGTAACTCTACATGGACAAGTGGTGCATCATTTAACACAGATCTTGGTAGATATTCATGTATATACAATGGTAATGCATATTATTCAGCTCAGTTAGCTGCTGCATCTGGTACAGTCACAGCAGGTTCAACTGCTCCTACACATACATCTGGTACAGTCAGTGATGGTGCAATCACATGGTCATACATCGGACCTGTTGATACTAGATTATATCTCTATGGATATAATTCTGCTGCTACAAAACCTCCATACAAACTACAAGGTTTCAATATTGGTGCACGTAAGCAAGATGTATTGTACGTATCGTTGATTGAATCATCTGCTACAGTCACATTCGCGGCCTTGATTACACCTGATGGTACTTCATCACCTGCTGATAGTGCATTCACTAATATTACTACACAGAATTTCACACCTGGTGACCCTAATCATCCACTGCAGTTTGATAGTCAGTTAAACACATGGTATGTAAAGGTTACTGCTGCTACATCTGGTGCAGCAACAGTCCAAGCGGCCACAGGTTATAGAGGTATTCATTATCATCTTGGTAATGATACGTTCTATGCTAACGCACTATTCACTGGTGCATCATATATGCAACGTGTACCTGACAATAGATCATCAAGAGACAGAACTTATAGAGTCAGATATGAAGTAGACAGCTCACCTTCAGCTCTATCAAGAGAACCTATCAATGGTTATGTTATCCAACCAAGGAACGTACCTACGGGACAGTCTTACGGGGATGTATATTATATCTACGATATTAAGACTGAGCAAGAACTAATCAAGTCAGTTCAAAATGGTATCTACTACATGACAGTTATTAAAGGTAGTATATCTCCCTCTAACGCTAATGTAGATCAGTTCTCATTCTCACAAAATATTAACAACCTCTATCCAGTATTGGATAAGGACAACCCAACTGAAGATCCAAACGAAGCAACCTCTGTTGCAAGTAATACTGTAGTTGGTTTAGTTACTACAACTGATATTGGTACAGGACTAGAAGATAAGTCACTTTCAATCACTAAGGAAGTTATTGCTGATTTCATTCTTGAGAATAGAAATGCTTATGTAAACTCATCTACAAATGATCCAGCTGTTGCTAACTACATCACACTTGAAGCAAGAGATGGAGAGAGTAATGAAGTAGATAAGAATGAAAGAATGATACCTGTTAATAATACAGGTGGTACACAGACAGAACTACGTCGTCCGTCAATCCTAAGATCAGGAAACCATACGTTTGAATATGTTGGTTTTGGACCAGGTAACTATTCAACTGGTTTACCACAAATATCTGATAGAACTCTAACAGAAAGAGAAGAGTTCTTAGCACAATCACAAGAAACTTCTTGTGGTACTGTTGTTTACACAGGTATGAATGATAAGGGTGATTTCTATATTGGAAACACTAAGATTTCAGCAGATAGTGGACAGCAGACTACATTTGATATTCCAATTCCAACTGTAACAGGTGAAGATCCAAGTAAGTTAAGTGTTGTATTTGATGAAGTAATCATTAAAGAGAGATTACTTGTTGAAGGTGGTAGTTCTAAACAGATTCTGTCTCAGTTCAATGGTCCTGTAACCTTTAATGGTATTACTAGGGTTAATAATCTATTCCAATCTCAAACAATAAAGGTTGGAACCAGTCATACTGTTTATATAAACAATGATGATGAAGAATCAGAATCAAATTATGATGAAATAGTATGCGGATCAACCTTACAAGGTGCTCTTCAAGTTAAGGGTGGGGCAAGTATTGGTAAGAACCTTAATATTTGTGGAAAATTAGGTGTTAAGAATAATGCTGCTTCAACAAACACTAATAGTGGTGCTATTGTTACTGCTGGTGGAGTTGGTATTGGTGGTGCTTTAAATGTTGGTGGTAGTGGATCCTTTGCTGGTAATGTAATATTTAATGGTGGATCTCATTTCCCAAGTAATAAGTTAGTGAGCTTTGGTGGTGCTACTGTTGCGAATAAAAAGGGAGCAATTTATCATGATTCTGAATCATCTAATAATAATCTTAGAATTACTGCTACCGATGATAACACACATCTTTATCTACAAAGTAATAATAGAGTTGTTATTGGTAATAAAGATAATACAGAACAAGGGTTAGTCTATACTAAGTCTGATGGTGCTGTTAAATTGTACTATGGTGGAAGTGGAGCACATGTATTTGAAACTGTTACTGGTGGTGCTAAAGTAACTGGACAGTTAGATGTTACTGGTGATATTATTGCGTATAGTGCTTCAGATCATAGATTAAAGGATAATATTACACCTATTGAAAATCCATTAGAGAAAATTCTTACAATTAGTGGTAATACATTTAATTGGAATCAAGCATCTAACTGGGAAGGAAAGGCAGATACTGGTTTGATAGCACAGGAGATTCAAGGACTTGGACTTCCTGGTTTACATACTATCAGAGAAGATGGTACTCACGCTGTTGATTATGAAAAAGTTATTCCTCTTCTAGTTGAATCTGTTAAAGAATTAACTAAGAGACTTGAAGGTTTAGAGCATGATCTGAGGTTCAAAAAATAAAGACAAAACTAACTCATAAATAGTAAAAAACATATCTCAGATGGCGAATATCAAGAAATCATTTAATTTCCGTAGTGGTGTTCAAGTTGACGATGATAATTTAGTCGTTAATCAATTAGGAGCAGTTGGTATAGGAACTACTATTCCTACTGAACTATTGGAAGTTTATGGTGGTAATATAAAAACATCTGGAAATATAACTGGTACAAATGCTAATTTTGAATCAATTACAGCGACTAGTCTGACTGTTGAGAATACCAGTATGACTGGTTCAACTAGTGGATCTGGTGTTAAAATAGGAGAACCTGTTGGTGTTGTAACTGCTGAGAATGTTGGAGAAACAGTTACTTATTATGGAGATGGTCAATATTTAGAAAATATTCCAACATCTCAGTGGGTTGATAAAGATGTTGGATTGGGATTTATTAGCATATATGCTGCTGGTAATGTGGGTGTTGGAACTGATGATCCTAGACATACTCTGCAGATCGGTGGTAATAATAATTCAAATGCTTTCGATAAGGGGGTAGGGATTAATTCTGAAGGTGGTATTGTAGCAACTGGTGTTGTTACTGCTACGACATTTAAAGGAAATGTTACTGGTGATATTACAAGTTCTGAGTCTACTATTACACAAGTAGAATCAAGCTATGTCCATAATACAGGTATTGTTACCACATCAGATCTTCATGTAACAGGAATAGTAACAACACCTGCAATTGAGGGAGTAACTCTTGCTAGTTATCCTCATGGAGCAGTTACTAATTTAGTTACTACTGTTGTTGCTAAGACAACTAATCATAGATATTCTGGTCAGGGTAATGCTAATGGATATTACATAGATGGAAGAGAATCACCTGTATTAAGTTTTACTCCTGGCAGAACATATAGATTTGATCAAAGTGATAGTACTAATACTGCTTATCCACTTAGATTTTATTATGATGAAGCAGGTACTAAGATTTATGGTGGTGGTGTAAATGTTGTTGGTGCTCAAGGAACTGCTGGAGCATATGTTGAAATAACAATACAAGAAGACTCACCTCAAGAGTTATATTACTTATCAGCTTCTGGAGCTACTTTAGTTGGTAATGCTATTATTACAAATGCTACTGCTAAAATTAATAATTTACATTCTGTTGGTGTTATAACTGCTACTAAATTTGTTGGTGATATTACTGGTGATGTTACTTCTGGTACATCTACATTCGCACAAGTAACATCTGAAAATGTAGAGGTTACAAGTGGTGTAGGAACTATTACTGAATTAGAATCGAGTAGAGCTGTACTTGGTATTACTACAGTAACCACAGGACATGTTACCAATTCATTAGGAATAGGTGTTAATAATCCTACAAGATCACTTGAAGTTTATTCTACTGGAATCTCAACAGTCCATATTGTTGGAAAGGAACACGCAACAATAAGTATAGGACAAAATCAAAGTTCATTAGCTGGTATTGGTGAAAGTACAGCACAGATAAGATTTGGAAATGAGGATAAGACACTTGATATAATAAATGGTGATCTTGGTGATATTAATTCATATATCCATGCTGGTAACTTTAATGGTATTGGTACTGGTGGATTCAACTGGTTATATGGACAAACTAATTCTAAATTAATGACTCTTTCTTATAAAGGTCATTTGGGAATTAATAAAACAGATCCTGAAGTTCAATTGGATGTAGTTGGTGTATCTACATTTACAGGAAGTGTTAGGGTTATTGGTAATTTAGAAATAGATCAAGGGCAACTCATTGGAGGTAATGTACAACCACCAGCACTTTTAACTAATTCTGATATATATCGACCCTCTGCTGGTATATCTACTTTTGCTAATATTGATGTTTTCAATACTGTAGAAGTTGGTGCTATTGCGATTGGAACTGCACGTGAGAATATTATTGATGCTGGTAATGGAGCAATAGATGCTCAATTTAGTAGAGCATTATTTTCTGCTGTTGGTATAGGAACTTCTGTTACCTCTTCTACTTTAACTGTTGCTGGTTCCATTGCTGGTACAGGATCAGTTGGTATAGGAACTACAGTAGCAACTTGTGGTGCTGATTTCGCAAGAGCAGGTGTAAATATAACTAGATTCTTGAAATTACCACAAATTACTACTACTGAACGAGGTAATTTAGTGAATCTAGAACCAGGATCCATAATATGGAATAGTTCGACATCTCAAATACAATATTATGATGGATCGTCTTGGAACTCTCTAACTTAAGGATAATTATTGATGGCAAGAAAAAACTGGGAAGTAAAGGCTAGATCTGCCGAAGCATGGCAGAAAATACATCAAGAATTACTTAGTGATGGAACTCAAGAATCTAATATACCAACAAGAGTGTGTTCATGTAAGGATTTAACAGATCATAGTGAGACTAGAGGAACATATCAATTATCTTTGTCTGAAGTTGAGGAATTAAGAAATCATCCAGATGTTGACTATGTTGAATTAAATCCAATATATCATGAAGAAGTTAGATCTGAAATAAATTATAATACTGATAGATTTACTTCTGCTGTAAAGAATTATAGGTCTTTACATACACTCACTCCTCCTACCGAAGTTGCTAACTCTTTAATGGCAACTACTGGTCAACTTAATCAGGGAACTACTAATTGGGTTCATGTTAGTGCTGGTTCAGGATCTAGTCCAGCTATGACTTATTGGGCAACTTTACCACTTCTAACAGATTATGGTGTTTACCCATCAATTCCTGCGAATCCTTCTACTACTGGAGATCCACTTAGAGGTTCTACTCAAACTGCTACGAATATTATAACTCTATCTTCTTCTGCTGTATATCAGTTGGAAATTGTTATTGATGGTGAGTATGGAACTATTGACTGGACTAAGCAAGATGGAATAACAAAGGCTTATCCTACTGGTAACTTTACTAACTTTACCGATGCTAATGATAATGAAATACCATTAGATACTACGCTTCTCACAAGAGCTCAGGTTATCAATTTGGGATATCTTACTGCTGGTAATCATACAATAACATATTCAGTTAGAAATGGTAATTTTTTAACTAATGATGGAACTCCTCATCCAGATAAAGAGCAATGGGACCATAATCCAGGTGCTATAGCATGGAGATTGATGAGGTATGACACAAGCAATAATGGAGGTACTGGTCAAGGTCAGATCATAAATTCTGTTGACAGTAATGTTACCTTTAATATACCCAGATCAAATCCAACAAACGCAGAGAAAAATAGAACTGGATATCAATTATTAAGATGTCAAAGAGGTACTAGTAATACGTGGACTACTAGTTCTGATGAAATAAAAACGTCAAATGTTGATTATACTAATGATGGATATGATACAGACGTAATTATTTGTGATGATGGTGTATGGACTGGTCATCCAGAATTTGTTACTCATGATGATGATCCTCCACATTACATTCCAGGTAATGTTTTAGCTAGACATGGTAGATCTGGTGTTTTGGATCTATTTTTAGATTCTCCATATTATCTTGATCCAGATTGGTTTGATGCTGATCCTACAAATAGATTAACTTACAGATGGGATGGAACTCCAGTTCCTGTTGAGTCTGAGGCACGTAATTGGTGGTGTAATGGTATTACCCATAGATCAACAACATTTAAAGAAAGGATTGGTGGTACAAATAATCCTGAGAAAGGAGAAGTTTCATTATCTCAATCTGCTATTAATCAATTATATACTAGAGCATTTGCTTCTGGTAGTGAATTTTCAATACCAGGAGCTAATACTTCAGTTGACTGGTTAGGTAGTCATGGAACTCCTGTTGCTTCATTAGCATATGGAAAGAATTTTGGATGGGCTTTTAATGCTAATAAGTGGTCTGTAAGTAATCCACTTATGGAGAGATCAACTTTCTTTAATTTAGAAAAATTATTTCATAGATTTAAACCAGATAATATAAAATTCTCATCATCAACTGATCCTAAAGAGAGAAAAGACCCAACCATAGTCAATAATAGTTGGAGTGATTGGATAGATATAAATTCTCCAATTGGTCTTTATGGTGGTGTAGGGGTTTATGTTCCTCAAGCAGGAACTTACGTTTATAGAGGAACATCTGGTACTTTTGATGCTCAAGTAGATGGGCAACCAATGAAAGAACCTGCTTTTAGTCATAGAGGAGTTAATACTGGACAAACTTCGCAGGGCAATGCCCGTAAGCAATATGTTCAAAACACAGGATGGGTACATTATTTAAGTAGATATTATGAACCAAATACAGATCCTGATGATCCTACAAAGTATAGGTACGACTCATTAAAACTTCCAGCATGGGCTTCTGGAAAAGCAACTGAAAATGCTGCTATAAGAGAAGCTATATCAGAGGGAATTGTATATGTATGGTCTGCTAGTAATGATGGTGAATATTTTGCTGCTGAAGGTCATCCTGATTATGATAATAAGATCAATGATTACTTTGTTAATAGGGCTGCTTTCCCACAACAAGTAGGATATGATCCAGATACTCAAATATTTGTGATTGGTGCTATGGATGATGCATTCAGAACCAATCGTTGGGATAGTGGAAATGATATGTCACTTAAAGAAGGATCAACTAGTGATTTTGATATAAATGCTGAAACACTAGCACAGGGTGGTCAAGTAGTTAGAGGTTCAAATCCTATTGGTAATTGGGATGATGCTTGGTCTAAATCAGGAGATTATACTAATACTGGAACATTTGTTGACTTTTATGCTCCTGCGGATGAAACTTTAGCAGCATCAACAGATGTAGATGATAGTTCTCAAGGAAATGTTGGATTTAGTGGATATAAAAGATTAGAGAATAATCCAACATCAGGAGAATCTTATCATGATAAGTCATTTAGCGGAACTTCTGCTGCTGCTCCTGTATCTGCTGGATTAATTGCTTGTGCTCTACAGCAAAATAGAAAATGGGATGCTGCCACACTAAAATTAAATATGAAGGCAGGTAATGGTGCTATTAGTGCTGAAGGAGATACCTTTTATAAAGGATATACTCCTAGTGATACAGATCCTAATGATCCAAAATGGATGGCATCATATAGTGCATATGGAACTGACATAAGAGTAATTAAAGAATATACTGGATACTCAAACACACCAAATAAATCTTTAACTTCTAGTGGTGGAATAAGTGCTGTCAGACCAATAAATGAGAGATTTACAATTGCTCATAATAGTCCATCAATTGTTCATAAAGTAGATATTCATGGTATAAGAGAATTTCAAGAATCTGATTCAAGCACACCAGTTGAATTAACATTAGCAGATGGATATTATCCAATTAGAGTTTCTACTAGTGAATTAGTTCCTGCAAATTTAAGTGATTATAGATTTAGAGTTGATTCTACAGACAATCAGATTCTAGAAATTAGTGATGATGATGGAGTAACATGGGGCGACTTTAAAATTACTGTTGTAAATGGATATTTTATAATTGATGAACAAAGAGCTTTCTATCGTTTAAATTTAAATGATGATAATCTAGGATTACCTGGATCATCTTCTAGTGATCCTAGTTATACTTTAGTACCTAGTAATTTTACTGTTAATGAAGGATCTACTCTCACAACTACAGTTGCTTCTACTAATGTAGCACAAGGAACTACTGTATATTGGTCATTAGTTGGATTAAGTTCTAGTGATTTAAGTTCTGGTGATCTTCAAGGTACTTTTACTGTTGCTGCTGATGGAAGTATTGGAACTTTAACTCATACATTTACTGAGGATAATCTAACTGAGGGTGATGAAACATTTGAGATAAAAATACATTCAGATTCTGCTAGAAATAATTTATTAAAGAAAATAACATTAACATTAAAAGATACTTCTAATGCTGGAGGAACTGGACCAGTTACAGATCCATTTACACCAGGTACTAGTGGATATGATAGTAAGAATTTTCCTGATAATATAAAGAGAACCCATACTAATGGTAATACTACAGTTGAGACTGCTGGACCATATTTTTCTGGTAGTGTACCAATTAAGTTTAGTGATATTGGAAGATATTTTAAAAATGGGTATTCTGTTGGTAATCAAGTAAAGGCATCTGAATATTTTAGAAATACTAATCCTACTACAACTAGTGCTAATGTTCCAAATGCTACTGAAAATGAGTTTGAAAGTGATAAGACAACAACTAAAATATCTCCTGATTCATATCCTAATGAAGTTTTCTCTGGTAGTGGAACCAATCTTAAATTGAGTGACTTTAGAGGATCAGTTAAGAGATATTATGCTACTGTTGGTAGTATTAGTAATGTTGGTGGAACTATAATTAAAAACTATAGTATGAATAGGTGGAATGGATCAGAAGGTATTGACTGGGATAATAGAAATCATAGAGATACTACTAGTAGATCTGATGGTAATTTAATACGAAATGTTGACAAAAGAATATTCATAAATGCTACATGCTATTCTGATGCTACAGGAACTGGTGGAACTCAAGGATCATTAACTAGTGGTTCTTTTGATAAAACACCTGGTGCTAGATTAGAAGAACCTACACTATCTATTCGTAACTCTGTTATTTTTGTTAATGGTAGGGTTCTTGGATCTGGTGGAGTTGGTGGATATAGAACTAGTGGACCTAAAGGATCAAGTGATCCAGGTAAGCATGGTGGAACTGGTTTAAAAGTAAAACATACAGGTTCTACAACTTTCATCTATGTTCATAAAGACGGACAGCTTTATGGTGGAGGAGGTGGTGGTGAAAGTGGAGCCATGGGTGCACCAGGTTCTAATGGAAGTTGTGTAGAATCTGGTAGGAATTATACTACTGTATCAATATGCCCTGTTGCTCCAGGTGGAGGATTTAATCTTAGTGGATGGGGTTGTCCTTCTGGTTGGTCTACGGAATCTTCTGGATCAGGTGGTATATGCTATTCAGAAACTGATCCTGTAACTGGAGAGACAACAAGAGCTCATAGTTCACAATGGTGGAGATGTTATCAGGATTATTCTTATACTATTGGACCAGGTAGTGGTGCTTCTCAGGGTATAGGTGGTAGAGGTGGAAACGGTAAAGGATTATATCAAGCAACTACTGATGGACAAGGTGGATCTCCTGGTGGATGTCCAAGTTGCTCATCAGGTTCCTTAAGTGGTGGAGCATGTGGTAGTGATGGATCAAAAGGTGGAAATGGTGGTGAATGGGGAGCAGCAGGTGCGAATACTGATGGAAAAGGTGAAGGTAGTCAGTCTAGTGATGGTACTGGTGGTAATGGTGGACCAGCAGTTTGTGGATCGCCATTTGTTGTTAGTGGTGATATTACTACTGAAAATATAAAAGGGGATAGAGATGGAGAATGTGATGGAAGAGAACAAGTAGTTGAACCAGACCCAAGAGAAGATCCTCCTATTATAGAAATTACTCCATTACCAACTTATGTAAGATTTGATGATGGTGCAAATAGAGGTATGGTTTTACATGTTACTGCTCCTACAGGACAGACTCCAGAAGCAAAATGTAACTTCAGACTTCGTTCTGTGAAGAGAGATAGTAGTAAGATTGATAATGTTCCATTTAGTAGTGTTGAAATTAAGGACAGTACAGGAGCAGTGAGGTATACATTAGATAGAGGACCTGAAATAATAGATTGTTCTCTAGAAAATGGTGATTATACTTTAGATTGGAATAATCTTAGACATACAAATACTGAGGGTCATGCTCAGTCTGGTCAAAATCAAGCTTATAATGGAGATGGATCAGATGGTACAACTCTTGAGCTTGGAAGAGTTAGTGCCGATCTCTTGGAAATTAAGTTAAGGGATGGAACAAGTCCTGATGATGATGCTGAGATTACTTTATTGAATAGTGCTAACGCACAAGCAGGTTTAGCAGATTCAAATTGGGCAAAAGCTTATCAAACAGGTATTCATGGTACTGCGTCAGTAGAAAATGGTTGGGCTCAAGATTTAGTAACTGATGAAGGAAAAATGTATAGAGCTCATAATGAATTCTGGCATACATTTTTGAGAGAAGTTGGTGTTACTCCAAGTCTTACTGAGATCTATATTAATAATTTCCCAGCTGGTTGGCAAACTGGAGATGCTGTTCCATCTACTGTTTGGCAAACTCAAGTATATAAATTTACTTTAACAACAGATAATAGGGCTAAAAAAGGTGCTATAAAGGTTACTCCAGGAACCTTTAAACTCAAAGTCATGGCTGATAACGTAGCACAAATAGATTGGAATTCTGCTACTTATAATAAAACTAATGCAGTTTATACCAGTGATTATAGAGGACATGATGGATTTGCTAATCATGTAGTTGATGAAGAGGTAGTAGAAAATCAAGTTGCTGATATACCAGTTTCTTTTCCTTCAGCAGGACCAGGTTCAACAACAATGGAGATAACTCTAACAGTAAGACTTCGGAATAATCCTAATGATCAAGATGGTGTTCCTATGGGTGCTCCTTTTGATGGTACTAGAAACCCTCTAGTAGTTGGATTTGAGGTTCTAGATACAACTGGTACGAGAATATTCTCCTCTCTAGATCTTCCTGGAACTGAGAAGTTTAGACCTGCTCAAGTGGGATATAAAATTGATGGAAGATTCTCTACAGTCTTTGGAAATTCTGCTGATCTCGATTGGGCTAGTCAGATTGGTCCTAAAACAAGAGAGGTTAATGAAGATACTGGTCTAATAGAACTAGCTCCAAATGTTGCTATATCACCTGTTGAATATAAACTAACAGCTCAAGGTGAAGGTGTTGATCGTACTGATGTAAAAACATTTGAGATTAGGTAGTCAAATCTTAAGAAATTATACATACCTTTGTATGGATTGTAGGCAAAACTTTATATTTTCTTAAGACCAGGGTGCGATTGACACCCTGTTTTTTTATGTTATAATGATTTTATGAAACTTCATAACGAAAATTGTATGAAGGTACTTCCCACACTAGAAAATGGGAGTGTTACCTTGACGTTGACCGATATACCTTATGACGAGGTAAATCGTAAGAGTGGTGGATTAAGAAATCTAGATAAGAGTCATGCAGATATAATTACCTTTCCATTAGACGAGTTTATAGACGAGATAGTTAGAGTTACTTCAGGGAGCATTTATATATTCTGTGGATCAGTTCAGGTATCACACATACGCAACAGACTAATAGAACATGGAATGTCAGTACGGCATTGTATATGGGAGAAGACAAACCCATCACCTATGAACGGTCAACATATATGGTTATCAAGTATTGAGAACTGTGTATATGGAAAGAAGTCTGGTGCTACATTCAATGAGCATTGTCAATCTGCTGTATGGAGAAACTCAGTTGAACGATATAAGTATCACCCAACACCCAAACCAGTTAAGTTAATGGCAAGATTGATAGAGGCGAGTTCTAATGTAGGAGATACTGTATTAGATCCTTGTATGGGATCGGGTGCTGTTGGTGTTGCTGCTAAACAATGTGGAAGGGATTTTATTGGAGTTGAAATGAATAAAGAATATTATACAAGAACTGAGGATAGGATAAACAATGTATCTGAGAGTGTGTTGAACTTCTTATCCAGTTAAGTAACTGTCATACAACTGCTGAAAGGTAGGTTGTTTGTGCTATAATATATTCAACTGAGAAACATAGATGCCATTACGTCCTCACCAACTTGATGCTTTGAGAGCTATGGCAATCCATGACAAGGGGCAGATTATAGTTCCTACAGGTGGTGGTAAGACCATGTGTATGATTAAAGATGCGATAGCACTTCTTAAGGGTAGTTCAAAGACTGTTGTTGTAGTTGCTCCTCGTATTCTATTAGCAGAGCAATTATCTTCTGAGTTCATGGAAGAATTTGTTAAGAATGACATGGAGCATATTCAAGTCATGCATGTTCATAGTGGTGAGACACATCATTATTCTTCAACTGATTGTGCGGATATTTATTTTTGGCATAAGAAAAGATGGTATGCTCCCAGAATTATATTTACTACCTACCATTCACTTAGTAAGGTTAAGAGTTCTACTATTGATGTAGATACAATTTATTTTGATGAGGCACACAATAGTGTACAACGAAACTTCTTCCCTGCTGTTAAGTTCTTTGCAACTTATAGGGCTAACAGGAGCTTTTTCTTTACTGCTACTCCTAAGCATAGCACTACTGTTAAAAAAGCTGGAATGAATAACAGTAAGGTGTATGGTCAAGTAATTGTTAATGTACCAGCACCTAAATTAGTTGATGAAGGTTATATACTACCACCTAAAGTTGAGGTGTACAAGAGTCGTTTACTTAGAAAAGATGAGATCTATTCTGAAGTAGAGTGTGAGCATATGATTAGTGCTATTGATAGATTAGAAGTAGATAAGGTTCTTATCTGTGCTAAGTCTACCAAACAGATTACTAATCTTTTGTATGCTTCTAAGTTTCAGAATGAACTTGCTTGGCGTGGTTATTCTTGGATGACTATCACATCAAAGACAGGTGCTATCATTGATGGTGAGAAGGTAGGTAGAGATGAGTTCTTTGAGGTTCTTAATGCTTGGGGTAAGGATGAGAATAAGAAGTTTGTAGTATTACATCACAGTATATTGGCAGAAGGTATTAATGTAAAGGGATTAGAGGCAGCGTTGTTTATGCGTAATATGGATTACATTACTATCTCTCAAACGATTGGTAGAGTAATTCGTTTAGGTAATGCTAAGAAAACTCATGGCAAAGTATGTGTTCCTGTGTATAATAATGTTGGGATCTCTACTGCCAGAAAGGTTGAGGCAGTTGTTGATACTGTATTCAATCAGGGTCAACCAGCAATTTCTGTTATTACACGATGAACATTAAAGAAGACGAGTATATGTCTAGTGATGTGTGGAAAAGAAATATTCCACCAGTCACTAATTTCAAAAGAGGAAGTACCTATAATCAATTTGGTATGTGGGTTATGTGGACTTATTATATCATTGTTGCTATGATGATAGTAAGATTAGTCTGGGTATTGAACACATGAACATCTTTGTTACTAATCCTGATCCACATAAGTCTGCTACTGAACTACCTGATAAACATGTAGTTAAGATGCCATTAGAAACTTGCCAGATGCTTTCTATTGTATTCTCTCATTGGTATTATGATTGGGGTGATGATTTAGTTAAGAAGAAAGATGGCACACCTTACTCAGTTGCTAAGGGAGCATTTAGGAATCATCCTTGTACTCAATGGGCAGCAGATAGTATATTCAATACTGCTTGGTTGATTCAACATGGATGTGCTTTATCCGATGAATACAGTTATCGTTATGGTAAATTACATGGATGCCATAAAGCATTATTTGAAGCAAAGAAAACATTTCATAAGATGGCAGGTGAGGTTATTACTTGCTATTGTATGGTAGAATGTTTCACAAGGGCAATGCCTGATGAGTTTAAGAAGGATAGAACTATCGACACCTTTACTGCTTATCAGAAGTATATCAATTCTAAACCTTGGGTAAAGGATAACTACCTACGCAAACCTGATCGTAAACCTAACTGGATTCAATGAGAGACACTATTCTATTTGGAGATTGTAGAGATACACTCAAAGAGTTTGATGAGAAGGCAAGGATGTGTGTTACATCCCCACCTTACTATGGATTGAGAGACTATGGTGGAGAAGATTCACAGATAGGACAAGAGCAAAGTCCTGAAGAGTTTATTGATGAGTTGGTCAAAGTATTCAGAGAAGTAAGGAATGTGCTTACTGATGATGGTACTTGTTGGGTAAACTTAGGTGATAGTTATTACAACTACAGGAAGGATGGGTGTATTCCTAAACAAACATTCGCAAAGAATAGACAAGATCTACCTGAAACAACACCCAGAAGATCTAATAAGTTAAAGGGATTGAAAGAGAAGGATCTCATTGGTATTCCTTGGATGTTTGCATTTGCTATGAGGGCAGATGGGTGGCATTTGAGACAGGATATTATATGGCATAAACCTAATCCAATGCCTGAGAGTGTGAGGGATAGATGTACCAAGGCACATGAGTATATCTTTTTGTTTAGTAAGCAAAAGAATTACTTCTATGATAATGAAGCAATCAAGGAACCTGCTACTGATTGGGGTACAAGAGATAGAAGTAAAGGTAAGTATAAAGTAAATGATTATGGTCAAACTCCACACTCAGGTTTAACCAAGAGCTATGAGAAGAAGAATAAGAGATCAGTATGGAGTGTAACTAAGAAACCATACAGGGGTGCTCACTTTGCAACATATCCACCCGATCTCATTGAACCCTGTATCAAGGCAGGGAGTGAGAAAGGTGACATTGTATTAGATCCATTCATGGGATCAGGAACTACTGCTGCGGTGGCAAAATCGTTAGGTAGAGACTACATTGGATGTGAGTTGCATGAAGACTATGGTAATCTAATTCAGAAGAGAGTGGGTGAATATCAACCAGTTGAAGAAGTGTCACAAAACACTGGCGTAAACATCTT